TGCCTAGTTTCGGGCATTACGTCCGAGATATACATCGGCGCTTCGCCGTATTTCTTGGTCTTTCGTGGTGGTCTGCCTTCAACGAATTTGCCTAGGTCAGAATCCCAATAGCCTGAAAATCCCCTACCTTCGGGCATCTCGGGGGGCCAGGCGCTTTCTTTTTCGTTTCCGTACTGGAATATACGCGTTTTAATCTTTTCACTTGTCATCGAGTAGTAACCTCATCAATAGTTTTTCCTCACGCCTACGGCGTCTTTTACGAAGTTCCTTTTTCTTGCGCTTAATGGCCTCATAGTCGTTATTGGCGTCATAAGCGCCCATCACTAGACTGGGTTTGAGGAAGAATAGAAGCGTCATTCACTACGCTGCCTCCACTATCGCCACGTTCTTTAGTGGCCCGTTAAGCATGATAAGCGCCATGAGAAAGGTGTTGATGATTCCAAGACCGGCACCCAAAAGGCTTTTGAGACGAGCGCGACTAGTCCACCAAATTGTTATCGACATACCGCTAACATCAGCGGTGCAGCCTGCACCAGCCGTATCCTCTAACCAGAACTGAAAGCCGAAAAACTTCTGTGTTAGTAGTGTCTTTAGCTGTGTCGATGTTAAACCCCACATCTCGCCATTCCCTCCCGCTTGGTTGTCTTTATAAGAAGATTCAAGGGGCTTAGTTGCCGCAACGCTTGAGCCCTGCTGCACTTCCGTGTCGGTAAGCCAGCACTCAGTCATGTAGGTATCGGTATCAGTGCTCTGAGCAACAATCGTGCAAGCTACCCCAGTAACAGTATCGTGAACATTTAGTAGTGGAATGGGGCCGAACTGTGCCGCGTTTATATATTCGCTGATCTCTAGTGGTCCAAGCGTAACACTAGCAAACATCGCTCCGCCCGTGTCGATTGACGCATCGCCCGGATTAGTCCAAGCAATACCGCCCCAAGGAACTTCCGTAGAAGCTTTTGCGGTTGTAACTGTGACGGAGTAAGGCCCCATTATCCCGCTATCTCAAAATATTCTACTGACGCCCTAACGCTTGCTCCCGTGGTAACGCATTGCACGTTGATTGCCGTGTTAACTGTGCCAACTAGTTTTAGACCTGATACGCAATAGCCGCCGCCAACCGCTGCCGCTGGGCCGTGCCATTTAACTGTTGAGCCATCGAGAATATTAACAATCGTGCTAACCGTTGCGTGCATATTCGACACCGTGATCGCGGTAATAACTCTAATCACACTGGCCGTTGCTGCGACTAGCGAAGTGCTGGTTGTGTTAGTTATCGAGCTTGCACTCGTTGCGCTGAAAGTTTTTTCTAGTAGCGCGTTAGAGAGGATTACTTGTTTACCAAGCTTATCAAACAGAGCGTTAACCCTGTCGTCGTTGGAAACTGCCGTTGGGTCTGCGGTTTTTGCTTTGCCACCAATCTTTACCGGGTTACCCGAATCGGCTGCGTCGTTTGCAACATCGCCAGCTATGCCGGGAAGGGAGAGTACGTCAACGTCGCCAATATTATTCGTGCCAGCCGGAATTGACGGGAGAGAAAGCACGTCCACATCGCCGATATTGTTGGTGCCTGCGTTTAGGCCGACGTTCCAAGTGCCGCCTTGACGAACTACCGGGCACGGATCTGCTCCCACTTGGTTTGCGTAGGAAACCCCGGTAACGCTCCCCGAGGCAATTGCTGTAACGCTAATCTGAAAGGCATAACCCCTAAGCTCTCCTTTCCAAACGTTATTAACGTTAGTAGCCCCGGAAAAGCCGGTTTCGTAAACCCCTGTCTCTTGGTTTAATAGGGAGCACGTTTTCCATGTGCCGCTCAATGTCGGCAAAACCTGAAATTCTACAGAAAGACCTGTGTGCACCCCGGTCAAGGCAACCGAAACAAAAGATGTCGCCATTTGGACGACCACAATGCCAGACGTGTTAAGCGATACGGCACCGCCGGTAGTTACCGTACTAATGTTAATTTCCGTCCGGTTCTGTATGTGATATATGCGATTGTTGGTGCTGAATTTTTGCTGAACGGTAATGGCGCTACCGTTACCATCAACTCCATACTTTCTCAGAAAGTTAAATTGATCCTCTCCCCCGATCTGTATGGTATTTGGCGGAATGGTTGTTGAGCCTACGGCCCCCGCAAATGGGAAGCTCTGATCCGTCGCCAGCACTACCCGCTGCGTACCCGCACTAGCATTCCCCGCATTAACCGCCGTTGCCGTGCCTGCTACTTGGGCAAGGTTTGTTGGAACCGGATTGGCCCCGGTGTTGTTAATCGTGACATCCCCAATATCTACTCCGGGCTGTGTTTGCTTGGCTTCCGTTGCTGCGCCGGTGGGAAGCGCCACGGGTCCGGTAATCGTGCCAACATCAACCGTGGTCCCAGGGGAAAGTGCTGCGGTAACTGGTAACGGGTTAGAAGAACTTACCCGGCTAGGTGTCCAAACTCCAGCCGTTACGTCTCCAATATCAATGCCGACTGCTTGCCGATCATTGTTCTGCGCATCTTTATCAACAGCAACTTGATAGGAGCCGATTGGGGAATTGGCGACTATTTCGGGTGTATTAGCCATTATTCTTCAGATTCAGTCTGTTCTAGTTCTTCAACTTCATCGTCTGCGTTGCGCTTCGTTATTTTGATTTTCTTTTTCTTGGCCTTTGGTTCAGGCATGTTGATAGTGATGGCCGGGATTTCAGGCGGTTTATTGCGCTCATCAGCTAGCTTTTGCGCCTCAAGCATTGCCTTAACCTTGTTTAGCTCGTTATCAACGGCCTGATTCTGAGCGATGAAGGTTTGCTGCCGCGCTTCGAGCATTTGATCGCGCTCGCGTAATGCTAGCTCCATCTGATCGATTTGCTGCCGTTGCGCTTCAAGCTGCATCTCTGCCGGTTTAAACCTATCGGCGATAAGAGCATCGAACTGCTTCATTTCCTTGGCGTCAACGATCTTGCGTATTTCGATTAATAGGCCCTCGCGTTCTAGGGCTAGCTTTTGCTGAGCCTCGGCAACATTGGCGCTTAAAGTCTGATAAGCAAGTTGCAATTCAGCACTTGTCTTGCCCTGCTCCATTCCCATCTTGAGCTGCTCAAGCTGCGACTCAATCGATTGCAAGTAGGTTTCTTGGTTAAGCTTAGCGACTTCGATCCGCTCTTTAGACTGAATCTCAGCGATTGCAATTTGTCCTTCCTGTGCAAGCTTCGCCTGATCCAATCCAAGGCGCTGAGATTCAAGCTCTGCCATTGCCAGGTCTTTATCGAATGGCGGCGGTGGGGGTGGTTGCGCTGCTAGTTCTTCGGCCTTCTTTAGAACTGCCTCAAGCGAAGCGTCCATCGAGTTAACAAAGAGCTTTCCTTGCCTGAAGGATTGAGCCACGTTGCGCGCCATTTCAATCAAAGGCGGTGCAAGCATTGGCGACATTTCAATCGTCTCAGCCGTAGTCTTTAGGATTCCAGATAGAGCATCTGCGCACATCTTGCGCATATTCATGTCGTACTGCTCATCGAGCGCGATGGTCGAATCAGTCTCTAAATCAATGCGGAAACGGTGCTTTCTGTCGTTCTTTAGTAGCTCCATTGCAGGCCCGTAATTCTTTTGGTGCTCTGCGGTCATGGTTTCTGGAACGATGTATTGACGGAGCGAATCATCCGAGAAGTTCTTTAGGGCCATCTCACACATTAATTCGAGCGTATCCTTAGCAAACCGCTGCATATCGGTCTGATACGGCTCAAGCTGATTCATTGCGAATTTGGCACGCATTTGCTGCTCGCCATAGGTGCGTTCTACCTGATCGCCCTTACCCTGAAGTAGGTCTGAAGTTCCTGAAAGCTGCCCGAACTTCTCTAATCGTTGCTGCATGCCGACGTAAAGCTCGTTAAGAGCTTGCACCATTGGCTCGATTGGAAGGTAAGCAACGACATTGGCAAGGCTTCCACCGGCTTTAGTCAGGATCGTTAAGAGATTATCAATACCGATCCAATCAGCCTGTCCCGATTCATTAACTAAAGCCTGAAGCGAAGGAATTGAATTATCAAAAAGGCAGCGGATGCGAACAGCGCGAGACAAAATAAATATATTAGATGCAATGTTATGAATCTCCTCTAAGAGATCGCAATACTGATACCATTCGCTGATAGGCCAGAAGCTATCGGATGGTTGATCGAATACCATCGGCTTAGGACACGGCCAGAAATCTTCTAGTTTGTACGGGTCTTGATAGACCGTGCCGTCTTTCTCGGTATCAATAGCAATCGGATCATCTTCGTCGTCGTAGTCTGAATCGAGCTTCTTTAAGAACTTATCAGCGGCGGCGGTTAAAAACCCCATTTGCCGTTTATCCAGGTTCCAGTATTCCCAGACCTTGATCATGTACTGCTTTTTCTTTCGATTGCCACGCTCGCTTGGTAGCGCTAACCCGGCTAGAGCTTCTTTACCGAAGCACTTACGAAAATGTTCAGGGGAATAGTCGTAACCGAACGCTATCTCTCTAACATCGCTCCACCGATACGCGCAGGGGTCGATAAGCAGATCCCTAAAAATAACGTGTTTTGAGCAAATCTTTTCATTCTCAACGGCGATTAGGTTCTCGGTAACGATATAAGAGCCATTTTCATCGGTTAAAACCGCTGCTGTGGGTTCTAAAATGCCACCATCTGGCAGTTGATAGAACTGGTTTCCAGCATCATCGGTCACAACGCCAAGATAGATCCGCTCCTGCTCGAATTTATCTTGAGACTCAACGTAAAGACGGCCTGCGCCGAACTGGGTGGCTAGCGAATCATCTCTTGCACCCCCCATGCACTCATCAAAGGCTGAGCGCTTCATGAGATTAAGCGCTAGGCGCTCTTTCATTATGGCCGCTGTCTCCCCTATCGGGTCTTTACCCTCTAATTCGTCTAGTCCGATAGGAATAGGAGTGCGCGCGTAAACCATCGGGCGGCGCAGCTTCCATGTGGAGTACCACAGTGGATAGCGAATCCGCTTGCGCGCCGAGTTAGGCATGACCGAATATAGAAGGCCGTTTGTTTGGACCTTCTTAATCTCTTCCCATGACCTTTTTGCGCACTTGAGCCACGATTCCCGCTCAGTATCAGCCGAGTCGAGAAAGCGTTTTCCCTGCTCAATAGTGATATTTTCGTCTTTTTCTTGGTCTTTTTCGGTAGAAACTGCCATGGAATGGCAAATATTCTAGAGTGCTCCGCAATAATTGCATAGTAGGCAATTAAAGCCTTAGCCCCTGCCGGTTCAAAAGTTGGCGCATGGTCTGTTTTTGAGCGATGGCCCTTTCCACAACTGAGGGAGTCCCATAAGGCGCGTCTCTGATAATCGAGTGAACCATGCAGCCTAAACGAATAGCGTCCGGTGCGTGAGTTGCTTCGCCATGCTCGGCTGCGTCTTCCCGCTTTGATTCGCTTGGATGCCTCGGCAATGCCGGGATGTAATCGCGTGCGTATTTGCAGGACTCAAAGAAGTAAATCATAGGAACTCTAATATCCTTGCCTAACTGCTTAGCTGGTACGCCGATAAGCCGACCGCGAAATGCGGCCCATCCGGTAACGCGGGAAGTATCGCCTTGCGTTAATGTAACGCCGTTACGTTGAAAAACTATATCCGGCCCCTCACCTCCTCTATCTTGAAACGGTAGCGAGTCGGTAAGAGTTGGGATCGCCATTTCGAAGGACTGGGAACGAGAGATAATCCCCGCCGCTATGTCCTCATTGCGCATTCTAAGGCCCTTGGCTGGGTCATTAACGTCACAAATGTACCATTCCCGATAGATGACCAAGGCCCCCCTTGGAAACCATCTGTCGTTACCTGCTTCATCTTTAAAGATTTCGCCGTCTGAAAAAGCCCCCCAATAAACGGCGGTAGGCTCTGCGTATCCAAGATCGAGCATCCGAAACCTGAAGAAATGGCGGGGCAATTGGCAGTCCGGGACAACGTGCCTTGATTCATCCCATTCGGGGAAGAACTCGCCGGTTATGGCGTTCCAGTCGCCTAGATCAAGCGCTGCCGCCACCTGCTTATCACCAATGCCCTCTAATCGCCCCTTATGGGCCGTCTCATCAACGCTAGGGTTATCGGTGTACCGGGACAGCATGTATTGCCGCTTAAAGCCTTCTACAAGCTCAATGGCCTCATGCGGCCTAGCGTCGACAAATTGGCGCTTGAAGAACGGAACTGAAACGCCGATAGGGTTAGCGGTGTAAAGAATGGCCGGAAGCTTGTCTTTCCATTCTTCTGGTAGGGTTGCCTTCATCTCGTTAGGCATACGCACCCAAGTTCTAAAAAACCGGATAAGTCGCTCGCTAATCTGAGTAGCCTCATCAATAACCAGGATGTGTTTTTCCACACCTTGAGCTGAATCGAATTGGCGCTCGTCCTGGCAATGCTGGAAGGCTATTACAGAGCCGTTATAGAACTTTACGCCGTCGTTTGTGATGTGGACCTTCTCTGCTATCAACAGCGGCGCTAAAAGCGCTCTAAAGCCCGTTCTGCCCTCCACATGGTTAGCTAGAATGTCGTTGTATTTCTTACGAATCAGCACGCATTGAAGGTGTGGCACGCATAGGCAAGCAGCGATAAGAAACACCCGCGCATAATGAGATTTACCCCCTTCTGTTGCCCCTCCAAAAAGCAACTCAGTTGCGGGAGTTTCAAACGCCTGGAGTTGTCTAGGGTGAAGAGATAGATCTAGCTCAATCTCCATTACTTTTTGAGCTTGATGCCGATTAGTGAGATTTCACCGGATGCCTCGATTGGTTGAGATGCCTTACCGAAATGTCTATCCGCTAAGTATTGAGCGGCCTTAGATCGAACATTATCGTCTTCCGAATTACGCATAAGAGACGCAAGCACATCCAGGGCCTCATGGCCTAAATCTTTAATTTTTAGCTTGAGTTCTGGATCTAGCTTTGGACGACCTGAGCTATTACCAGAAACTCCTTTTTGAAATTTCATCTGATTTTATCCTGTAAGCAGGAGCTTGGTATGCCTAAGAGTTACTCAAAGTATATAACATTCGAATAGTTATCATCATACCTGGTTGACAGCATATCAGTTACATCGAAAGGCTTCGAGAGGGTCTTTCTACGGCCCACAAGGGTACCTGTAGGGGCTATGGTGGGAGAGTAACGGATCACCTCCTTTCTGATTGCATCTACGCTTATATCTAAAATTTGGGCTATCCAGAGGAAAGAGAATGGGGCTGTTGAGTTTGAGAGGAGCCATTTTAGGGCTTTGCGTTTAGCAATTTGGCGGGAACCGCACAGGGAGGGGCTAGAAAGGCATAGGGCGTCTTGTAATGCCGTTTCGACTAGCGCCCATATAAGGGCTCGTTCTCCTGCGACATCATCATCGGTCATCTTGCAGTATCGGATGCACGGCTCGCCCATTTAGCCTCTAATATTTATAAAACTACGGTTGATTTAGGTGAGTTTAGGATTATTGTTTTTGTGATTGTCACTGGTCCAGATTATGGAGTAAACAGGAATGTAACATTTTCGCAAGCGGTATTCTGTCCGTTCATAAACAAAAGGCTCTGACATTTCTGTCAAAGCCCCATGTAGCGAAACTATTGATGGTTGAGATCAATGGCCCCACTAGAAAAAACTACCACACTCGAAATCGCTCCGCCAAGAGTTCAATTATCCCATCTCTTAATTGACGTAGATTTTTTTGATAAGCCGACCGTAAGAGCGTTGGAGTTCAAGCATGGAAAGCTTGCTGCTCTTTTATACGTTCGATGGCTCATGCTTATGTCACGCGCTAGTAACGCGTTAGTCACGCGTGACTCACTTCAGTCATTAGGAGAATTTGTCCTAGATGACCCGTCAAAGTTCGACGAGGTTCTTTCTTACTGTCTTAAAACTCGGATGTTGACAAACGTAAAAGATGACCTTTTCACTAACGAACGAGTGATAAAAGACCAGGAATCATGCGCCTTAAAGAGAGAACAGGCGACCCAAAGACAAAAAAAATATAGGGAGAAAATGGATCAAAATAGTAACGCGTTAGTCACGCGTTTACCTGATACTGATACTGATACTGAATGTATTAAGAAGGGGGTGCAGGGGGAAACAGAAACCATTCTTCTTCCCAAGCACCTCGACACGCCTAAACATAAAGACGCTCTGCACCGATGGGTGATTTACAATAAGAAGCTCGGAAAGGACTTGGGGGCTATCCAGGTACAGACCTTAGTTGCAAACTGGGCTCTACGGCCCGCTAATGAGCTTATAGAAGGCATTAATCAGTCGATTGAAAGGGGCTATAAGAAGATAATTTACCAACCCCAGGATACTTTCAAAAATTCCAACGGCCATTACAAGTCGTACAAATAAAAAAGCCCCGCTAAACAAGCCGGGGCGAAAGAAGAGTTGCTAAGCTCGGAGATGTGAAAATGCCCCCTAGGCTGTAACCTCAGGGGCGTGGAGCGAGTTGTTTTGAAAACGTAAGAAGTGGCCATAGCCTATCGCAACCTCGTTCTACGTTCAATCCCCCATTTAAATGCTTCTGACAAAATAGTTGATTCTTTTCTTGCGTTGGTCTACATCGTATGACATAAGTGGACGAAAGGAATTTAGGAGGCATTGATATGACCGATACAATTTCACCAAATCAATTAGACTGGGCTTGTAGGCTTTCAAAAGAAGAGGGCCGCTTGGATGGGGTTAATGAAGTATTCGCAAAAATCAAAGACTATATCAGCAAGGATGACTACAGGGGGCTTGTCGAAATCGTTTGCGCTGAAATGAAGGTTGAGCGTTGCGTGAGCTGTTCGCTTTTCATGGATAGCGTCAATTCATGCGGGTACTGCGGTGCTTGTGAGCACGCTTCACAGCAGATGGATTATTATTTTGATAATTACGAGGGATGATGAATATGGAAAATGGAGTAACAACACCAGCAGCCGACGATCTAGTCACTGTGCTAATGAAAGGAGACCTGGCAACGCTCACGCCAGCGCAGGAGGTGAGCTATTACAAAAGCGTTTGCGATAGCGTTGGGCTTAACCCACTCACGCAACCATTTGTTTACATGCATTTTAACGGCAAGAAAGTTTTGTATGCCGGTAAGAACTGTGCCGAACAACTTCGCCAAAACCACCGTATTTCAGTGGAAATTATTAAACGTGAAAAGATTGAGAACATCTATATCGTAACGGCTAAGGCTAGCACGGCAATTCCGAATCGCAGCGATGAAAGCTCGGCTTGCTTAGACATCACCGGATTAGCCGGTCAAAACTTAGCCAACGCAATGATGAAATGTGAGACCAAGGCTAAGCGTCGCGTAACACTTTCCATTTGTGGTCTTGGAATGCTTGATGAGACTGAGATTGAAGATACCCCGGAGCGACCGGCGCAAAATTGGCAGGATAAGCAACCGGCGATTGAGGTTTTGCCACTCGCAGAAAAGATTAACTATTGGTACGACATCGCGGGGGTAAAACAAGAAAAAAGGCAGGCCGCGATAGATTTACTCAAAGCGGCAGGAGGAACAACTAACGATCCAGAAATTGGCTTGGAATGGCATTGCACATCAGAAGTAGCGGCACTGAAAAAATATAGAATTAAGGAGCGAGCGTGAACATTTCCAAAAAAATATATGATTTGTATCCAGTCGAGTACGGCCCCATGTCGGCAATCGATTTAATCGATGAGATGCTAGATAGATCGGGCGGCGTGATTACGCCTGAGATTGAAGGTCATATGAAGAGTCTAGCCACCCTCGATAGGCTCCAAGACCTCTCAAACTACCATGAGCGCCTTGATGCCGATGCAAGGGCCGTCGAAGCGGTAATGCAGCCCCTAATCGAGGAGCTACAGGCCGATTTAAGGGCTATAGAACGGCGTAAGACGCGAGTTAAGGACTTAATCCAGCTCATCCTACCCCCTGGTCCTGAATCGGCTGTCTGTAACGAAAAGGTCAATCTTTGGTACAAGGAAACAAACGCTGTTGAGATTATGAATCCTGAGCTAATCCCGATTGATTTTATCGAGGTAAGACGGCAGCCGGATAAGAGGCTGATAGCCGAGGAGCTTAAGAAAGAAGGGGGTTCGGTTCCAGGTGCGCAGTTGAAAATTAACTACAACTTACAAGTAGGACACGCGGGCCCAAGAGCGGCTGCGAATCAAAAGGCTAGGGAAAAGAAACGGGCAGAGAAAACAATCAGCGAAAGTTTACCCGAACCAAAGGAGGCATAATGTTACACCGAATTGTACCAAGTGAAAAAGTCGCAGAGAAGCTAATCGAAGTATTCGCAAAGGAGGCCGATACGCTGCGTAACAAGGTTTGGCTATCAAAAGATGAGCTGAAAGATTTGCGGCGAATTAGAGAGGCTGCGCGATTGATAAAGGCTAGACGGCTGCATGTGATTGAGGGAGGGAAGAGATGACACCTAAGCAACTAAACATTTATCAGCTCATTGTCTGCACCGGATTATATGCGTACCTATACACCAGTTATGGATGGAGAGTTCTTGTTGCTGTGTTCTTGGTCCAGTGGTGGATGAATATTGAGTTGTCAGTAAGGGGAATGGAACGGAAATAATTTTACGACTTGCGCAGGTTGACGGTGAAACCGGCCCCCTTGAAGGGGTGCGCTAAGGCGAAGCTACGGGGAGAGTCCAAAGGGCTGTGACATGGCCAGCCACGAACCGTAGTGGAGTCCGTGCAAGCGGGTTCAATTCCCGCCGGAAGTCTTTAGCTGGTGGAGTTTTCTTTCCTGGATTTCGCCACCGGCTTTTTAGGTTTTACGGGGAATCATCCCCATTTTTGGAGAAAAGGTTATGGAACGTTTGGTTTTGCTCGCGGTGTTTTGCTGCGGGTTGATAATTGTGTTGAGCGGTTGCGGTGGCACTACCGGATGGAACGTATCGTTCGGAGTGAATCCGGTAACGGCTGTTGATAATCATCAGTCGCTTAATACCAGGGAATCAAACTATGTCAGCAAAGGAGATGTTAATGCTAGCGTTAAGTAGAGCCGTGGTTGTGGGGAAAGACATCCTGATTGCGTGGATGGTGCTCATGACGCTCTGGGGTATGTTTTCAGGTTATCACGCCTGGAAATGGGCCCAGCGTAGCGAGATTACTATCGACTACATCGCGGGTAACTTCGCAGCCAGTGGAGACAAGAAAGAAAAATAATAGGGGGCTTCGGCCCCTTTTTATCTTGTGAAAGTTTACAATATATGACAAAAGTAGACGTATGAAAGAAAAAAGCAGGGTATTAGTTCACGCAACGCACCGTTATCCTAAAGATGACCTGGCAGCGATGGCAAAGATAGCGGCTAAGATGAAATCGCCGGTTAGGCTAAAGACCGCCGACATGTTCAGGATGGCCGTGAAAGAGTTTATCGCGAAGTATTGGAAATGAAGCAGGTAGAAATAGACATTTGCTACAACAAACACGCCGGGAACGAGCTTTCAAACGAAGCCAATCCTAGCGCTGAGAGTAAGTCACTCATGCAAGCTCACATTTTGGATTACATAAGAAGGTGTGGCCCTGCCGGAGCTACAAGCGAGCAAATCAGCATAGAGCTTGGATTGCCAATTAACCGCGTCAGTGGCCGATGTTCTGAGCTAAAGAGAGATAAGAAAGTTGTGGTTCAAGGGACTAGACTAAACAGAAGTGGAAGTAGAGCGGGGGTATTGGTGGCGATATGAACGATTCCGGGATTAACGCGATTGTGTGGAGGGGGAAGTAATTATGGGAACACGAGCAGATTTTTACATTGGGAGAGGAAAGGATGCGATTTGGAAAGGGTCGGTTGCTTGGGATGGTTATCCGAACGGGATTTCACAAGAGATACTAAAGGCCACCACCGAGGCCGAATTTAATAGCGCATTAATTGCGTACTTTGCAGATGATCGCGATGACGTATCGACCCCTGATATGGGTTGGCCGTGGCCGTGGGAAAATTCCCAGACTACTGATTTTTCATACGCCTTTGATAATGGGAAAGTTTGGGCGTCATGCTTTGGTCATGCATGGTTCGACCCCCTCAAAGAAGAGGGGGACAACTCCGAGATAAGCGATCCGAAAGTTGAATTTCCTCACATGGGGAAAGAACATTCAGCAAAAGCCGGATCGTCTCGTAGCGGCATCATGGTTATCACGGGGCGCAAATGACCCTCCCAATCCTCATCATCATCCTGATTTTGTACATAGCTTTGGAGAATGTTTTGGCAATTACACACACGAGGAGAGAGATGAAGCGGCAAGGTGACAACACGAGGTTTTTAAGGGTGGGAAATGGCCTGGTTGCCATGCCCAACGTGGGTAGTTGCAGGACACAACACCATCCCGCTGACTCCTCATACAGGTTTCGTCAGAACACCGCGCTCTTTTAGGAAAGTTTATTAGGAGAAATTATGGAGAAAATGGATAAACCTGAAATAGTACGACACGGAGAGCTTGTTTTTATTCCGGTGGATAGCATCCCTAAAGAAGCTATTTTAATCGGCGATGGGAAAGAAATTCTTGCGGGACACTCTGAGACTGGGCATCACCACATATTCGAGATGCCGAATATCGCAGTTATCGAGGGCGCGTTAAATAGCATCAAGCACTACAAAGCTGGAGGCATTGAATACTTCGAGGTTCCAGATGCTACGATCTTGCGCCATCAAAAAGAAATAAATCCGCACTTACCAATAGAGTTCCGTGGGTACACATACAAAAAGGTTAATCACCAAGCTTACGATTACACGAAAAAAATCATGCGCCGAACACTTGATTAATAAGCTGAAAGGAGAAGGCTATGCCAAAAAGAATTGAGAAACTTACACAAGAACAAGAAAACATGTTCCCGGTTTGGCGGGATAAATGGATAGAAATTGGGCTAAGAACTGGCGCTGCTGATTGGGAAACCTTTGATCGATACATGCCGGTTTGTTACGAGAAGGCAGACATCCCCTATCCTAAAAAAATCATTAAGGTTTCATCACCTATTGTAGGGGCTTTGGCGTCGAGTATTGCGCTAAACCTGCTAAAACAAAAACGCTCTGACGCTGTTGGTGGCGCTGTTGATGACGCTGTTGGAGTCGCTGTTCGTGACGCTGTTGGAGTCGCTGTTCGTGACGCTGTTCGTGGCGCTGTTGGTGACGCTGTTGATGACGCTGTTGGAGTCGCTGTTCGTGGCGCTGTTGGTGGCGCTGTTGGAGTCGCTGTTGGAGTCGCTGTTGGAGTCGCTGTTCGTGCCGCTGTTGGTGGCGCTGTTGATGTCGCTGTTGGTGACGCTGTTCGTGACGCTGTTGATGGCGCTGTTGGTGGCGCTGTTGGTGGCGCTGTTCGTGGCGCTGTTGATGGCGCTGTTGGTGGCGCGAGAAAAAAAACATCACTAAAATGGACTGACTGGCTAGGCGGTCAATTTTGGGTCGGGGGCTACTATTGGGGATCTCCGGCGGCGGTATCGTTTTACACAGACATTTGCGGGCTAGAGCTAGCCCCGGACACCAGCGAAAGAGCTACGGCATACCGCAAGGTTTGTGAGTCCGTAAATTACATTTGGCCATGCCGCGATTTTATAATGGTGTGCGAACGACCTATAAGAATCAGTAGAAATGTAGATGGTCAGCTTGATTACGATCAAGGAAAGGCCATCGAGTATCCCGATGGTTGGGGATTGTTCATGCTAGGTGGCGTTGGGTTTGATGATGAAAAACTCTATTGGAAGGTAGTTAGCGGTAAAATGTCGTTCAAAGAGATTGTCGAAATAGACAATACCGAGCAACAGCTACAAGCTCTTCGCTTTAATCCAAACGCGATTATTTCTGAAGGGGCAAAAATGATTTCAAAGAGCGAGCGAGGGAACGAGCTATTGCTGATTGAGGGAAAGGAAATAAATAAGGTCTACGATGAGCCTAAAGTGTGGTTTTTGCGCTACTCAGATCCGAGCAAGCCAGCGCCGAATAATATTTTTTATGACGGTGTAGATCCCGCACTGGCAGCAAAGACACAAGATCCCGATACGATAATGGCGGTGCATTGTGGGTTGTTAGGTGAAGAATATAGCGGCATGAGAATTGAACATTAGAGGGGGCAGCCCATGCAAATAATCCTAGCCCTGTTAATAGGCATCTGTATTGGCTTGTCGGCTAGTGAGCAAGTGCAGCCGGAGTACATTGATTGGCAGAATAGTGAAATTGTGGAGGAGGTGAGCGAATAATGGAATTGACTCTCCAGCTCAAATCATTCTCGGAGGCGCTCCCATCAACCAATGGATCGATACTGGTGCGTTATAAGCATGGGCATTACTGGGATGTGCTCGATTGGCATGGGTGGACCTGGCAGACCGGGGAGCTACACTACAGTGATGATGATTTAGTTGAGAAGTTTAGCGAGTGGGCAAGATTGCCAGCCAAGGAGGCCCGCAAATGAGCGACGCCATGCACAGAATATCCAATGCGCTTACTGGCACCTCGATTGAAGAGTTAGAGGAAAGAGCTATGGGACGCATTCAGGCAAGAGATGAAGCTGAGAAACGATACCAAGAATCGAGAAAGAAGGCCGACGAGAATACGATTTTCTGTGTGCCTCCATGTCACTTTACCTTTGAGCCGATAATCGACGATTTCATTGTGATGATGGCGAAGTATTTAAGACACCAGGAGGCCAAATGAGAAAGATTGTGCAGATAGCGTTTGAGCCGGAGACGGACTCTTACGGTGGGGAGTTGAGTGAGAGCATATCTAGTACCATGTGGGCGCTCTGTGATGATGGGACTCTTTGGCAACTCAGATATTGCTCAGGATCTCGTGGATATATATGGGAATACTGCACGCTTCCAATACCCCAGGATGACATTCACCAGGAGGCCCGGAGCAAATGAGTTATTGGAAATGCACTGAAGCGAAGGTAAGCGAGGATGGATTAAGCGTCAGTATGAGTTTTAAAGATTCCCATTCCGCCTCAACGTTGCACACAACACTACCCGCCGAGGACTGGAAGAATATTTGGATTTATCGAGCCGCATACGAGGAACCTAATAGAGCAATGATGGAAGCGTCGCGAGATGTAAGTGCTCATATTTGGCGTTGTGTGGAAGCTGAGAGGGCGAGAGAGGAGGCCCGGAGCAAATGAGTTATTTTATGACTTTTGAAAGATTAGAGGGGTTCTTGTACGGCTTTGGAACAGCAACCCTTATTTGGCTCGCTGCGGTTTTGATGTTTCTACCAGACGCTTGCCACGCCGACTATCGCCCTACAACATACCTCTGCACCTCAGTTCGCTACTCGCTTGTAGTCGGAAAGAAACGGTGCGGCCTACGCAAAGCCCGCGTGCTGAAAGATGAGGTGGTCGAATATTTGTACAGGGACAGCCCAAAGATTACGCGGCGTAGGATTAAAAATAGTTTTACATGCAAAAAGGTAGAAGGATTATGACAAAAGAAAAAGAAGAGACAGTAGAAGTGCGTAGCCTTTGCGTAAAGCTTGGTAAGAAAGAAGTAACGCTGAGTATTGAAGAGGCCAAGAAGCTTAAGAAAGCGCTGGATGAGCTATTCGGCAAAACCGAGGAGCATCACCACTATCACACCAAAGAAGTCGTTAGAGACTACTCTCCGTTGCGAGATTATGTCCCTTATCGGCCCTACTGGTACAACGATTGGACATACAGGCCGGTTTATTGTGGGACTACTAGCGGAAACATAACGCTAGAAAATGCGGCATCCCAAGCAAGTAACACGCTCCTTTGCGACTTGAGCAACGTGAAACTCTAACCCCGGAGCGCGGCGAGAAATAGTTATGGCTTGTGATCTATGCGGAAAATCTTGTGCCCCTTATGACCTTGTTTGCTTGCTCGATAGTTACAAGACAAGAGGCATTGAGTGGATTTGTCCAGATTGCGAAAAAGAGGTGAACGCTGTCTTGGAAAAGATGAAACTCGCGGCGCATGGGTGGTACTCACGAATGTTTAAAATCTTTTTACGGACAAGAAAAATTAAGTACACCAAGGAGCGCGGCGAATGAGTGAGGGATTGTTTGATAAGTTTATAGTCTCAAAGAGAGATGGTTCGCCAGTAGATCCAAAAGCTGAATATTTTGTTTTGCGCCTTGATAACGATAGAGATGCAGTAACCGCTGTTTTGACTTGGTGCAATCTCAAAGGCAATCAAAAACTTTACGAAGATATTTTACACCACGTTTGGGACAAACAAGACAAGGAGCGCGGCGATGAGCGATGAAGTAGCATCATTGATTGCAAATCCAATGTGGTGGATCTGCTTTTGGCTATTCATCATTGCGCTATCAATGCCAAGTGGAGGTAATTCAAAATGACGCAGCCCCCATCGGACGAGAGGAAGAATGACTTTTCCCCACACGGCTATTTTAAAAAGCCTTGGTATTGGTCTGGTGAAATAAAGACCATGAATCCCTTGCTGATTAATCTCTATGACACTCCCGAGCTTTTTAAAAATGGAGGTATTCCCGTCCGTGTCATCCCCGAGTCTGATTTTCTGGCGCTGCTGGAGGAATTAGCAATAGAGGCATACAACGAAGGCAGCTCACATGCTGAATGTTATTGTGCTGGAGGTGGTAATAAGCGCTTAAAGACCGCCGAGTTTGTCTCCGACTTCCTCGCGTCGAAGGGGCTGAAATGAGTACAGGAAGTTCAAAAGCGGCGAACCTTCATTCGTACATGAATCGCACAGCTTCTCACGCCACAAAGCCGTTCAAAACCGGCGACAATTCTCATCTGTGCGACGAAAAGCCTTGCGATTATATCGCCCATGGCCAAGTCAAGAAAATGGTTGAAGAGTTTCAAGAAGCCGAGAAATTCGCAAACTACAAAAGGACCAAGGAGAATCTTCAAAAGGCAGCAACTAAAATTAATCAACGCTTAAAAGAAACTCTTCCTCGTCATGAGTATGATGAGCTTTTGGCCAAGAAGGCTGATATTGCGAAACAAACCGCTTCGGTTGAAGTCGTTTTAAGAAAAATGAAACTAAGTGCGCGATCTAATCCAAGTAGATTTATTATCAAGGAGGGTGAGATCCGTTTTGAAAGAACTTTCATGGAGATTGCCAAGGCAGTTTTACCGAAAGATACCTATGACGCGATTACGGACGCCACTTCGAGGTGCCTTGAACAAACAAAAAAGGCCACCCCATGACCGACAAAACAAAAACACGCGCAGAAGAGGCAGCGGGAAGACACTGCAAGAGAGACAGCGAACATGATGCGTTTGTTAAGGGCGTCGCCTGGGTAATTGAGCAGTGTGAAAAGGAGGCGGAAAGTATTAGGGTAGAGAAAACTATGGGGGCAACTGATTCGATAATCTACGATCAGAAGTATATCCCGTTAAGCAAACTCAAGGAGCTAGTAAATGGGAAGTGAACTAGAGAGGCGGGCGAAGGAGTGGGTGGAAGGCGAACCCAAAGAAACCGCTGATTTATTGGAGTTAGGGTTTAGGGCCGGTTGGAAAGTTTGCAGGGAGGCAGCTAAGAAATACGCTGAAGAGAGGTTTGAAACTTATTTAATGTTTCTTGATAACTTCGGCGATGAGCCAGAAGAGGTTAAGAAGAAATATGTAAGTGCGACCATAAGCAAAGAGGCTATGGAAGCTAGTAAGGATAAGGAGTTTATGAAGCTAGTTAAGGATTGGCGAGCCGAGAAGTCTAGGCGAAGCTTTAAGGACGATCCTCCACCACAAACCGGAGTACATCTAGAAGGAATTGATAGCAGAGGGTTAAGGGATCACTTCTATTGGAGCCTGACAAATCGAAGATTTCAGCAAGAGGAGTTCAATAAGGACGCATTTAACCCCGACGAAATCGTCTGGTGGACATATGCCCTACCTGAGCCAAAGGAGGGGGAATGAGCGAACGCGAAGATCCAGATCGCCTTCAACGCTGTGGCGTCGAGCCAATCCTTACCCCACGTTGGGATTTGGATCGCTCAGTCTGCAATACCCATGACCGCAGTTTTGAAAACCCGACCCAATCAAATCTGAAGGTTCAAGCGCGTTTTGCCGGTGGCGTACTCCTCAACGTTGGCAAATCCCTGTTCCAGATAATCGGAGCGCCCTTCAAAATCATCATAGGCTCAGGACTAGGGTTTTTGAGATTCGAGCAGCTAAAGAACAGGCTTAAGGGGATTAAATACGAGCATAGGGGGCCAAGTGATGGATGATGACGAGAAGAAAGAATGGGAAGAATTTATTAAAGCCGCCTATGAGAATCTCGCTAAGAGAATAGATCGTTTTGAACGCGAGCTTGTCGGTGATTATTCACAAAGCTTTATAGAGCCGATTTATAAACCCGAATCAAAGATAGAAAAGCCGGAGTGTAAGATAATCGAGTTTAAACCGAGCATAAAGAAATGAACCGCCGCGAACTACTCATATCCCTTGGCTTAATCGCGCTACCTAAGCAGAAACTCATCTTTGATATGGGGGCGAATCTGCACCGGGTTGAACCGTTGCTGTTTGTTGAGCCCCTAACGGTCGGAATATTTGGAGGGATTAATAGAGACTTCTTGTATTACACGGCAACGGAGGACATTGCAGCGTATTCACTCTGCACCCTAGATAAAGGGAAAGCGTCAACAGTAACTACAACCCTACCAGCATTTGGTCGGCCAGTGACCATCGGGGTTCCTAGAGTACCGGTTAAGAAAGGTGAGTTTGGATTTTTCTTCACTGGCCCATCGCCGAAAGTGAGAGTTGCATGCTAACCCTCCTCACCCTCCTAATCCTCGGCTTCATCTTCCTAGTCTGTTCTATGGACAAGAAGATCGGCACACTACGCCAGCAAATTCGTGAACGTGACAACCTTATCAGCGATTTGGTTAAATCTAACACTTCGCTTGCAAATCACATCCGAAAACAGAGCGCTCGCATTAAAGACGCCGAGGATGGGCCGCTTGTTCACTTGGTGAGTATGAACTGATTTTTAAAGGAGAAATGTATGAAATGGATAATATTATTAGCACTGTTACCTATTGCGGCAATAGCTGAAGATGATTCGCCAGACTATTACGCACAAGAGCGCGCAAAGACTGAGGCATACGAAGCACAAGCCAACGCCGACAATGAGACCGCCCGCTATCTCGAACAACGGCGTATAGCCGACATCAATGATAGTGTCAGGGAGCGGAACCGCGAGGTGTGGTTCCCCAATGAGGCGCGCGGCCAGAAAAGCCGCGATACTGTCGTGCTTGATACGCTTCGGCGTTAAAGCTTAACGATCTTGGCAGTCGCTTTAATGCGGCCCAAGATCGTTACTAACGCGCTTACACCAGCCGCGATGATAGCAACTTCGGGTTGAACCTGTTGCCATAGCGCAAAGGCACTGGCCAAGCTGCCAAAGCTTCCCCATGCGGTGATGCTTGAAAGTAATCCTTTTTTCTCGTTCATAGGTTTCCTTTATCTAAAATTAAGCTTTATTTCGCCATTCGTTTTCACGAAAGGCCGGGTTAATAGTGCCGTAAATCTTCCCCTTTACTCGAACGGATACGATGCAATGCCCTTGGATACGTTTCGCCTTTTGCGCTAACTCAAACCCCCATTCATCTGAGTAGTAACGAAAGCGCCCGTCCTTATAAGTGCCGTAGTACGGCATGACTTCGACTATCTGCCCATTGCTTGCAACTAGCTCGACTTGCTTTGCTTTGACAGGGCATATCAGAACCGGCTTCTCTGCTCGCTTGTCACCATTGCCGCCGTTTTCCGAGTGTGATTTCCAAAGCCAATTCTTGGCAAGCTTAACGCCGCCTTTTGCGTCTTTAAGGAATATGATCGAGTCGGTAAGTTTTGAATCAGGCCGCGCATCGCGTTTAGGATCATCGCTTTCCCAGTGGCAGTTATACCGAGCGTCCCACCAAAAGAAGATTTTCGACTTCGAATGTACCGATTTCGCTTTCTCTGAGTCAGCATCAACGCAAGGAGTTCCATCAAAAGAAAAGTTATAATCTCCCGATAGGGCCTTCATGCAGTCATGCGTCTCGTTCAGCATGCCAGGCATTAAATCGCCCTTTCCTGGCTGTGGGTTATTTACGAGCACTAGATTCTTCGCGTGCTTTGCGCAAAGCGTCATAAGCGAGCGAAGCCTAGACCCCCTGATTTCATGCTCACAAACCGGGGATGCTTGGATCTCAACGCTCGGGAATTTAGCTTTGATAGCATTTAGGGTTTTAATACCAGCTACAATCTTCTTATCGTGTGTTCTTGGATCGTACTTATGATTCGTCCATAGAATTTGCACGCGCAGGACGGGACAACGGCCAGTTGCTAAAAGCTTATTAATGATTGAGCGTGCATCACCAAACTCGTAAAGAAAGATTCCCGCTGCCCATCCTTCTGGATGTTCGCGAAGAATAACCGCCGGATAAGCTGCGCCCCCAAGATAATCGATCCCCATCATCATACTACCGGCTCCCCATTCTGATAAAATAACCACCCGTTGATGATCCCCGTAGCTCCGCCCGCCGTCCAATTGGCATCATCGTATCGGCGAATCCCTATTTTAGTTTCATCAAAGTAAACCGCGCGCCCGGCGATTCCTGTATCTGCGTTCCCTGCAAATCCAACAACTCCACCGCCTGCTATGTTAAGAACGCGCGTAGGAGTGGTGATAGTAACTTCATTGGCCGCGACACCGGCCACGGTAAAGACTTCATCAACTGAGCAAACTACAAGACGACCAAGAATTAAAAACCTAACCCTGTTCGTTGATGGCGTTCCTAGCGTCATCGTACTGGCTAGCGTAGGGGTGTATTCCCTTAAATAATGCGCCTGCCTGTAAAACTCTTGTAAGTTCATTGCTGCAAATACTCCGCATGAATTGCATCATGTTCAATCATCCAGGCTATGCGTTCCGCTCTGCCCTTCACTTGATGAAACCAGAGAGAGTTTCGGGCTTCCGTTGCTGCGTCATGCCAAAGACCATCATTGATCGCTTGATTCATTAGTTTGAACTTGGAAAGGCGGCGCTCGCCAAGATTAAACGCCATGTTTAGAAGCGCTAACCGGCGCGGTTGAGATAACTTCATATAGGCCGGGTAAAGGCTTACGCATGTTTCCCTTGCTATAGCCCAATCTTCGGCAAAGAGCAGATCGCGCACAGCGTCAGAAATGGGCCGCGTATCCAAGTTATGCCCGATCCCGATAGTCACGCTCCCGCTATCAGCGTAAACTCTATTCCCTGTCCCGCAATCGTATGGATACCTACTATCTCCCTCATCCCTTAACAGCATCATTTTTGCAGGGTCGAAGTCTTCAATCATAGAGAAGCTATTTTTAAATTCGGGAAAAGTTCCATCGCGTAACCGGCACCAAAGAAAAGACCGAGCACTATAAGAAAAACTCCCGCGACTACGGGAAGAGGCACTGACCAATATTTGCGGTTAAGCTCACGATCATAAAGCTCGATAGCGTCTTTCATTGCCATAGCTGCTAAATGCGCTTCGCTTGCCATGCGCTTTGATGCTTCCTTAATCTCGCTAGCAAGATGATCAATAGCCTTTGAATGCTCTTGCATCGTGTGCCGAAATATTTCTTCCCGCATTTCGCGGTGTAGTGGGTCTTCGCTCATCCTATCCCCGCTTCAGATAAAAGTTGTGCAAGTTGTGCGCCTTCGGCTTGCTTGGCGAGTTTGGCTTTAAGTGCTGCCTGAAAGCGCGGAAGCTCTACCTTAATAAACTTATTAACAATCGGCTTATCTTCATCGGTGAGCTGATTCTTTTGAAGCCTTTTCAATCGCGTGGCCCCTAAAACATGCGCGGCGTAGATTAAATCTGGATCATCGCCAAACTTTTCAATGTGATCGGCTTTAAGTTTCTTATAGCCTTGGAAATTCTCCGCGAGGTCCATAACCTTATTAACGCCTAGACTTTTCGCGGTGGAATCGATTAGCTGAAACGCCCCTTTTGCGGTGCTTTCAGGGTTCCTTAGGTTCTTTCCGCTGCTGGATTCTACCTGGAAAATTGCTGCATCGACCGGATCGGATTCGATTTCGGCGATAATCACAGATTCGGGTATTTTAGCAGCGTCCCTCTGTTTCGTTTCTTCAATCCTGGCCTCAGAGCGTGGATTGTCGCCCATAGCTAAATATGTCGGTTGTTTTGGCTGTAATGCTTCAACGATGGCAGGAGCGCTAGAGCTTACGCCAGCACCAAAAGGCGCGGCGACTTTTCCCGCCCCTTTAAGAACGTTACCAACGACATGCCTTCCTGGGTCAGTTTCGAGTGCCTTAATAACACCATAGGCTGCAACGTCTTTAACGGCACCAGGAATATTACCGGCAAGAGCGTTTAATCCGGCCTTACCTAAGAGTGTCGCCTTGGCTGCATTATTGGGTCTAAAAATATCCGTCCATTTTGCTTGCGGGCCGCCCCTTAGATCTTCAGAAACAATCTTATTCTTAGCCGCCTCAAGAACTGGCTTTAGTGTGATATGTTCAGCTTGCTGTGCATTTAGATCTGCAATCGCATCGCCCAACCCAGGCTTAACCGCGTTTGCTTGCGTTTCAATTGCTTCGCGTAATTCTCCCGACATTATACGATCAAGAGTTCGAGCATTATTAGTGTCTGCCCCGGTATATCCGGCACCCTGAAGGCCCTGTTTAGCTCGATTCAGGCTAGCGAGCGATCCATCATATTCTTTAGTGATATATGCCATGCGCTTATTAAATACCGCTTCTAGGGTATCATCTGCGCCTTTGGATTTTATAAACTGTTTTGCTGCATCAAATGCTGGGGGATTTGCAAGGCCCGGAAGTGCTGCGTCTGCTACATCGAGAACATTATTTGCAGCTAAGTTTAGCTCGTTCAAGGCTTGCTCATTTCTAGCAAGCATGACTTCCGGGGTAGCGATCTCGCCGGTTGGAAGTTTATCAAAAACACCCCTAGTTGACGCGCCCTTGCTAGCTTGAACTAAAGAAGGTTCATCAAGAGGACCAATATTTTTGTATTTATTTGCTTTGGAAATCTGCCCCCTTGTAATGTTCAGATCGGCGAGCGCCTGTTCTTGGGCACTGAGGGGAATAATATTATCACCAGTGGATATGAGCTTACTTGAAGCTGCTTGAATACCGGCGGGTAAAAAAGACGCCGCAATTTCTGCCGCTGCTTGGCCGGTTGGCCCCGCTCCTAATTCTTTTACTGCCCATCCAGCACTACCAGGCAAAACTGCTTGTGCCGTTTTAGCTATAACGCCGCCCGGAGAAATAACCGCAGAGGGTGCAAATCGCCCAATCCTTCCTTCTAATGTATCAGCCCCGGTAGTTGTTGAATTTGGGCCAGCAAGAAAATCAAAGACGCCGGTTAGTTGGTCTTTCGCTGTTTCTGTAGATTTGGGAACACCAAGTTTTTCGCCAACAAGTTTTTGAGTAATAGCACTAGGTGACACTACATTAAAAATAGATTCAACCGCCCCGGTCAGATCGGTAAATCCACCAAGAACCTGAGAGAAGAAGTTTTCGGCGGTTCCTTTTAGCGTACGAGGAGTTTCAGGAGGTCCAGCAATTGATTTAAGCTCATCAATGGACAAATCCTCAGTGCTGCCCCCCTCCGGAGGGCCAGCAATCGCCCGAAGTTCTTCTATCGAATATTCTTCGGCCATTAATATCCTGGTACTCCTAAAGCCCTAAGCTTTGCGCGTGCCTGTTCTTTCGTTAGACCATTTTTTTTCGGCGCGGTTTTGTTTAAGGAAACCGTAAGCCCCCCAAGCGTATCCGCAATCGGCGTAGCAGGAGCCAATTCTTTGGCAAGTTTTTTGTACATCGCGCGCTTTGTTTCTAAAACCGTGTCGTTACCGGGCCAGAAATCGCTAGGCTGCGGAACGGTTGCCTTTAATTGTTCTAACTGCGGTACGCTTAGCTCCTTACCCTTTATCTTTTCTAAAACAGCCTTTAGAGATACCTCCATGCCTTCGATCTCTTTAGCCTCGGGGGTATACCCTAAGTTCGCAGATATTTTAGAAAGGGGTGTTTTCCCTATCTCTATCGCCCTATTAAAGGATTCATCTGCAAATTTCAAATTGCTATCCCTTGCCTCTTTTAGCGCAATCTCTTCAGCCCCCTTTGCCCTCAATTCTTTGGGGATCTTTTCTAACTCCCCAAATATTCCTGGCTTCTCTGGGGGAATCTCGGTTGAAATTCCGCTAATATTCACGCCGGATGGGACAACGCCCATCTTATCAGCTAGAGAAATAATACTGTTTCGCTGTTCTGGAGTATCAGCCGCCGCGATAGCCCCAAGAAGCTTAAGCTTCGTATCAAGCTCCGTTTTGCCCTTTTCGTTCTTCTCTTTCCGATCAGACTCAATGTCTGCCGCAATCGCCTTATTCTTGAACATGTTAAACGCTGCTTCGTCTTCAATCCCTTCCGGCATTCCTACACTCGTCGGATCTGAAATCAGACTCGGTAAAACATTCGTAAGCGCTGCGATCTGCTCGGCCTGCTGTGCCTTCCCGTAGTTCTTAAGCAGCCCACCGCCTAGCGAAGTTGCAAATGTAGTAGCTAGGCTTTCCCACGGCGACATAGATCGCACTTTAGGAAATACGCCAACGCTTGGATCTCCCGCTACAGCCGTAAAAGTATCGGGCCGAAAAGCAATCAGCGGATCGGCCATCGTCGAAAAGATGTCATTTGCCGCAATAGTCTTTGCGAATGCTTCTAGATCGGATACGCCAATGTCTGCCATAAAATTCTCCTTAAGGCGCTACCCCGCCAAACGTAGGATCGGCGCTAGTTGAGCCTCCCGTACTTCTACCACCGCCCCTATTAGATCGATTGAGCGCTGCAATTTCGGCGGGAGTCCGTTTTCTTTGAAGATCGATCACTTGTTGCCCTTGAGAGATGCCAGCAAGCCCGACCGCCGCATTTGCCGGGGCTTCATAAGCACCCAAAGCTCCTTGAGTGAATGCTTGATATGCTCCGGTATTAGCGCCGGTTAGTGACGCTGTAGCTCCAAGTCCCGCTTGAAGCGCCTGACTACGCGCAGCCTGACCCATACGCTCATATTTAACTTCGAGCTGCTTCATTGAGCGGCCCCAAAGAGAGTTAGGATCAGGATTATACGGTATTCCTTGATTTGTTAGCTTTGACTCTAGCGCTGCCTTTTCTTGCGCTTGTTGTTCGCCATAATCGCGGGTCGTATCCTGATAAATAGACTCTTCAAGCGCTTTCGCATCGCTTCTTATATCCCCGGTCGAGTAGATTTGAGGCCGTCCGGTAAAATCTAATGGGCCCTGATCTATAAATTGCTGAGTAGCTCCAAGCGCTGCCTCATTGCCAAGATTAGAAACCTGAGTAGGTTCAACGGTTGTAGCTTTAGCCCCTCCTTTGGGAGTTATTACACCACCCGCCTTTTGGAGCTTTTTAATTTCAGGATCGTTTGGGCGCGTTCGTGCCAAGTAATCCAGCCTCTTTTGCTGACGTTCAGTTAGTGCCATTAGAATGCGCCTCCTTGCTCGTAGAATAATGAAAATCCAATAATATCTATTTGTGTTGTTGTCTGGGTACCATCGGCGCTTTGAATATAAGAGATGTACTTACTAAGCCCTGGCGGTTGTAACTGCTGCTCAATTGGTGTGAATTGAGTTGCACCGATACTAGTCAAAAGTGAATCACCATTTTGCGCGGTATCATTTAAATCAAGTGCGCATTGCATAGAGTTGAAAATGCTAGGAAGGCCAAAAGTGCCCCCCGCTACCCATCGTGAGATTATTCTAAGAAAGTTTGTTTTCAGATGTAAGGATTCATTTGGAACTGCGTTCAATGCCCCGCTTGCTAATCCAGAGTAGGAATAAAATGGAGTAGCCCAAGAATAAACGCTACTGCTTGCCTCAATTGATCCGGTTGGTGCGAGCGAATAAGTAGCTGAGCCTGATCTATCAGCACAGATTAGCCTATCGCCAACTGCTACCATTGACCCGGCAGTTGATGAGCTTGGTGTGCCGTTGCCTGTAAAAACAGACCATGCGCCGCGCTCGTAATTTAGCACAAAGATACACGGTGAAGCTGAACCGCCGCCCGGTCCAGGAAACCCGGTATATTCGCCGTAAAAGTAAACGAAGGGCTGATATTGGTCTTGTGCCGGATTGACCGGGTAAAGCGTAATGTCACCAAGGTTTCGAGAAACGAGATAATAATCTTCTCCCTGAAGCTGTGACCCTTGAATGAAGGTTTTTAGAGACACGATTCCGCGCTCTGTTCCGATCAGAATATCCTGGCCGAGTGGAATAAAGCACTTTTTTATGTTTGAAGAGTCCGTGACAGGCTTAGGAATTTTTCCGCGCCATAACAGGTTAAAGTTTGAAGCGTTTGGATCATCTCCTGAATACACCAAAACATCGCCCGCAACTGATACGAGCACTAGCAAATCATCATTAGAAAGGCCCTGATTATAAGACCAAGAAGTACCAAAAAGGAGCGGAGTACTACCGGGGACAATTGTAGAAAAATCGACCGATGTCATCGCGCCCGAAATGGAGCTTAGACCACCATACCAGACGGTAGAGGTGCCTTTTTCAATCCCATAAAAGCGCTTTTTATAGTCCCACATGTCCGTTAGTTCAGTGGGGCCGGTAAAGGTAAACGCTACGTAAGTCCCCGCGCCGGTATTTGCCGTGATTCTTATTCCTGCCGGAGTGCCGGAGTAATAAACATACGCGCCGAATTGATGCGAATCATAGATTGTAATGCCGCTACTGGTAGGAAGCGCCGGGCCAGTATAAGCACTTACCGCAGCACCGGATGGAGCTTGGGCCAGTTGCAAAGTCGCCGCTGAGCCCCCGTTATCCTGAACCCAGAGAAACCTATCCGCGCCGTTAGAATTAACATAGGTACGTAAATCAATGATATTTACGTTCATCGTAGCGATTGCTTCCCATGCTGGCCGCTGCCTAATTCCCCAGTCATAGACCCAATAATTAGCGAGTGAACGCGCTTCAGTAGGCTTAAAATCAAACGGCGAACAGACTAGGTTCAGCCCTGAAATTGGGGCCGGAACATACACTGATTTTGCTACCGTTTGGGTTCCGCTCATTATCTAGCCGGTGGGGTAGTGTTATTAACCTGCGCGTTATTGTTCTTCTGTGGGCCTGCCGGGTCTTGATTCTTCTTCCAGTTATCAAAGGCAAGATTATCAATGTCGATAGTGCCGTGATGCTCTCTCAATATGCCACCATTGGCGCGCTGAGCTGCTACGATGTCCTGTGCGAGCTTAAATCTATCGGCCTGAGTAGAGTTTTTCCCTGCCAATTCGATCAACTGCGCATGAGTCGATAGCGCTTCAGGAGAGATAAAGTTTTCATCTCGCGTCTTTGCAAAGTTAATAGCGTCCTGATTTCCCGAAGCTTCAGCAATCTTTATCAGCTCCTCTTTTGAGCGTCCTTTTTGCAGCGGATTCTGATTCAGCGGGAGATTCTGGTAGCCCTGATCGGCTAGTTCCTGCATACGCTTTTGCTCAGTCTGGAACATGTTTTTATCGCCCATGCCAGCAATGCCTGCTATGCCACCACCACCTAAAGCGCCAGCTAAAGCGAAACCAGCAAGAGCAGGCCAACCAAGAGGAGTGGCAGCAAGACCAAGCATAGGAGCCGCAGCGCCCAAACCCAAACCCATACCAGCGCCAGAAAGCGCGCCACTGCCAACGTCTCCTTCTTTTGCTGCATTGTAGACTCCGTATGCACCAAGCCCCGCTCCTGCTAGCCCAAGATAAGGAGCGATACCGGTTGCGGGAAGAACTCCTTCGACGGCACCAGCGGAATCTAAAGTGCTTCCAACGGGTGTATAATTTAGAGCCGATTGTACGCCCGTACTTGCGCCAGGCAACGATGGAATAATTTCAGCCGCACCTTGAGCCGCTGCGCCACCTAGAGATTGCGCCCCGGCCTCAACGGCCTTAGTAGCTGGATCAAACATGCCGGAAAGCTTATTAGCTGCGTAAAGACCGCCAATAGATCCGGCTACAGGGATTAATTGATTGACAGGTTTTGAAGCTTCAATCTGTGCATCTTGCAATTCTTGCGCGCTACGCTTTGCCTCTTCTTGTTTCTTTTTCTGTGCTGCTGGATTAATCCAAAAGACAGGGCGTCCCTTTGCGCGTGAAAGGAAGGCATCATAAACCCAACCTGGAGATTCGGGGACAACGTAATACACCGCGCCACTTTCGCCCGTGACTTTTTCCCATTGTCCATAGTTTGAGGTGTCGATATTTGTTGGAGTCTCTGCCATATTCCAAAATCCTTAAACCGGCCAATTACCCGCGGGTGTCAACGGCCAAACGTCGAAAGCTTCATCAAAACTGTCAGCCGCATTAATCCTTATTGGCCCGTTTGCTCTACCCGCTGCACTTTGTACGTCGGCTTCCCAGTCGCGCCGAATATCTTCGTAGCTCATTCCCTTAGATCGTAAGTAAGCCCAAGACATGCCATCAACAAGCAGGTCTTTATCGAACATCACGATGTCAGTATCAGCGGTTAGCGTGAACTCTTGCTGATCCCATGTCCAAACGACTGTTCCATCGGGGATCGTCCATTTCTGCGTACTCTGATTATAAAACCAGGCCGGTGCATACTTGCCCGAGACTGAATTTGAAGAATCGGAGAAATAAGAAAGGTTAAGATAAAGATACGCGCCAGACGAAACATAATCGCCGCCCGTATATTGCGTATTAGCGGCCCAAGCCGGAGCGTCGATATAATCCCAGATAACTGTGCCGTCAGTTACGTCTGAAGTTTCTGCTGTTGGCTCACTCGCCGAAGTGCCCCCCGTAGTGCAGATGTAATACCGATTAGCCGAAGTCTTAACGTAGTTACCAACCGAGTAAACTGTAGCAGTCACCCAAGATGAATAGACCACGAAAAGCCACTGAGAGTTACCATCGCTTCCTACCGCACCGTTTAACGTCGGTGGAATAGCAGGTAGAGCCACAGAAGTGCCGTTAGTAATACAACGATAAACATTGCCCTGAACATTCACTAAGTCCGGCGCGGCAGTTGTATAAGCGGTGGCATAGGCCCAATTCTTAGGGAGAATCCAGTTTTTAGAGATGTATTCAAGCTGCAAGAGGTTCACTTCATTTGCGCCAGCCGGATCAGTCTCCATGTACATCTGGGAGTTTGGCTGATACTCGTTCACAATTCGGGAGTGAATAATCCCGTTAATCTTGCCGATGTTTCTAAACGCCTTTCGAGTCTGCAAAGACACAAGCGCCAAGCTTCGGATCGTGTAGTTATAATCAGAGATAGGGCCGCGCATGGGCCATTGATTGCTTGAATCAAACGGGGTCGACTCGCACATTCTGTGAAAATCGCCCGGCAATGGATACAGTCTCACATTCGTTTGCGTCACGAACATATAGGAGCGTTTAAGCGCTACCCAGGCATACGGTTGAGATAGTAACTGCTCGCCGATGTATTTTAAGAGTGAAACATACTGAAGAGAGGTGGCATCTGTTCCCGTAGCATACGCGCTCTTCGTAGGAATGTTATTCCGATAACAGAACTCGTCGATTACTTGTTTTACAGTCGTAGCCATTCATCTTACGCATCAAAAATGAAAAGGTTACCCATTGCTATAATGTCGGAAGTGCCAGCACTCACGACTACCCGGCCTTCAATAAGAGTTTTCTCGGGGAACCAAATACCTTCGCCAAAAGGAACTTTACCGATAGCGCCATTAAAGCCGGTGACGTAAAGAGAGGACTGGCCTACACCTTCAGCGAATTTCACACCGGCTGAATTATAGCTTCTAATCGTGACCGTTACCGATCCGGTTACGGTGATTCCTGAAAAATGTACGTCTGTTAAAAGAGCTTTTTTGCTTGCTGGTACGGTGAATAGAAAATCAGCCGCCTGGCTTGCTCCAAGCCCTTCAGCGCTCGCAATCATACGAGTCTTAACCGTTGAACCTGAGACCGTTCTAACGTCAATCGATCCGGCGTTTGTGATTCCAGATCCGGCAGTAAGAACTTTTAGGGAGTTAATGCCGATGATTGAGGTGTTAGTTAATGGGACTGGGGTAACGCCGTTCATCGTTATCGTTTCTTTAAACGGCACATAACTTGAATTAACACCCGTTACCTCTACAGTTCGCGCGCCTGTTCCTGCTGCTGCATCGTTTGCGGAAGATGAAACAACTTCGCACGCCGTCCCTGTTAAGAGCTGCGCATAGTTTGCTACACCCATCCCCCAAAGGGTTGAGGCGGTGCTAGAAATGGCCGAATTACGGCCTCTGAGTATGACTGGTGATCCGTTGCCTATCATTTTCTTAATACCTGATAAGGGTTATTTTTAAAGCCAGACACGCCAACACGTTCACCTGGTTTTACGGCGTATTTTAAACCTTCTTTTAGCGCACCTTCCGCAAATGCTTGGCCTAATCTCGTTCCTGGCTTTACAAAGTCTTCAGGGCGGGAAAAATTGGGATTTGCACCGGGTTGAATTTGTGCTTGCGATTGGGAAAAGCCCCCAACCGTTCCCTGGCTTGGGTATCGGCCTGGATCTGCGCCTTCCGCAGCACCTTGAAATTGAGTTTGCCCACTTGGCTGCATTTGCTGCATCTGTGGCGCAGGTTGTGAACTTTGGGGTACTTCAATCGGGGGGGCGCCTCTACCAACTGGCAATGAGCCCGCAACGCCCTTATTCTGTAGCTTTGCTACTTCAGGATCATTCGGCCTTCGCTTCTGAAGGTAATTTAATCTCGTCTGCTGACGTGCTGAAAGTGGCATTACTTTGCATTTGGTAAAGGTTTCTTATCTTTCGGTTGAAGTTCCTTAATCGCCTTAGCCATAACTCCGATAGCCTCATCACGTTGCTTTAGTGCTGCCCCTACCTCTTCCCGGGTCAACCGCTTGTCAACAATGTTGATCGTACAGCCGGAAAGAAGTAGGCAGAAGATGGCTATCCTCATTAAGCAGCCTCATGAATGATGAACCAGTTATAAGTCCCAGTATCAGCGGCCTCAGATGTGAATGAGAAGCTTACACCGTTAGAGATAGCGCTAATCCATCCATTAACAGTTCCGGTTTCTGCCGATGTTCTCTGTGTAAAGATACGCGATCCGGTTGTTGCGCACGTGGTTGAAACTACTACTGGCGTGCCTCCGTTAGCCGTAAGGGTTCCAGAACATGCTGCGCCTGCCGTAGCCTCCTGAATCTCGATCGTAGTTCCAGACTGCTGAAAGGAAAGCCCGAGGGTAGAGCTAATCGCTGCAACTGCCGTTCCGGCAGAAGAGAACAGAACAAAATCGCCGGTCCCGGTATTGATGGTTATATCACCACCGCCCGATACTTCCTCGCCTGGCAACGTAATACAGGCACCGCGTGTTCCTGCCGTACCACCGCCGCCGCACAGTATCAAAGTTGAGTCGTCATCTGCATCAGCGGTAGATGCTGAAACGGTGAGGATTTGGGTTGCAGTAGCTCCACCATCGCCCCAAGTAGCAGACAATGCCGCATCTGATCCTGCGCTGAAATTAATCAGTCGGTTCGCGTCGTCTTCAAGCTGGAGGATTAAAACATCCGAGGCGCTTGAATTGAGCACCGTGTTATCGCTTGAGTCTACTTCCCAAACGTTAATGTTTGCGGTTCCTGCGGCATTCCGTGCAGTCTGCCAAGTATTGTTAGAGACAACACCGTTGCCGGTTCCAAGCTGCGCAACTAGGTTAGCCTGCAATCCCGGCATTCCTAGACCAATAAGCTGATCCTCGGCTTGCTGCCGGGTCACTTGGGCATTTGCGGTTAATGGCAAAAGTACGGCGATTAACGCGGATAAAATCTTTTTCATTTCTTTTTCCCAAAAAAACTTTTCTTAACTGGGTGCTCTTCCTCAATTGGAGCTTCTATTTTAACTTCCTCAACGGGTTTAGCCTTGTCAGCCTTCAAAAACTGCATGAAGGCTTTCGGGTGCATTAGTGTCTTAGGATCGTCAATCTCACCTTGAGCGTTTAAGCTGAGTGGATGGGTCACGTCAGTAGTTAGCTTCGGTTCCCCATACACATCGGGAGAGAATTGCTTCATTCTCATGCAGACTCGTCCCGCTACATTTCGAAAGAAGCTAATCTCCTGACTCATTCTGCTATAACCTCTTTCGCCGCTTTAGCTGCTTTAGTGCGACCATCAACCTTTCCAGTAACCGATTCCTGCACATCGGCATTAACCGACATGTTAGCCAGAATGCGCTTCATTTCTTCGCGCTCTTTCTTAGCTTCCTCGGCTTCTTTATGGAGCCTTAGAATCATGTCCTGCGATGCGCTCAATTCAGCCGATAGTTTCTTGGTGGAAGTCAAAAGGCTAGTATCTTGCGTTACCTCACGCCAAGTCTGCGCAGCGGTGCGAAGCTCTTGGCCCCTTGGCAATCTTTCACAAGCAGCGTCCGAAGCATCGGCCAACTGCTCGATTGAGAAAATGCCAAGATAGTTAAGCTCGATAATCTCAGACCCCGCGATAAACTCAGCGTCTTTTAGCTGCGTTCCCATCGAGGCAGGCTTTCCATCTCTGAAATTAGTGTAATGCCTGAAGTAGTTTCGCTTATGATGCTCTTCAGCAAACGAATCATAAGTAGACTTATCACCCGGAGTTTGAATGCGTACCATCTCCTTCTTTTCGTATACAGGAGCTACTGGCCCATTCTCACCGCGTGCTAAAGCTTCCTGCTTTCGCTGCTCGGTTTTGAAGGTGTTGTAAAACTCTTTAGTATAGAAAAAAACGTTCTGCCGGTTTCCGGTGTTCTTCAATTGAAAAACGTTCGGGCTTAACTGGCTTGGTTCAAACTCCATTCCCTGGGTAATTGGCCCAAGGTCTGGAAGATGTGACGCTACTTCTGATCCGGTTATGTTCATAAGCGATCAATCCTTCAATTAGTCTTGGCAATTGGTTACAAGGCGCTGCACCGCGATACAGTCAGCTGCTTCCGCAGTTGTGATCGTTTCGGTAAGCAATAACCCCGCTACTAGATCCGTTGCCGCATCGTCTACAACACCGTCAGTGCCGGTAGTATATAATTTAACCGATGCAGCGCAGTTTAACGCCGCATTGACTTTGAACGTCGTTGTTCCATCTTCTCGATATGGCCCAAAAGGTCCAATCGGAGCCCAGAAATATTCATTATCGGCTACGGCAAACTGAGGAACGCAACATAGCGTAGGCTTAGCGCCTGAAGTTGTAGTTGTTCCCTCTTCCGCATCGTAATCGTTTTGTACGGTACAAAGCGAATAAGCCGCGATAGTGCCGTCAGCGATAAAATATTTATATCTAGCGCCACAAACATCAATTTCATCACCTAGCGCAAATTGAGCGGTCGTCCCGTCCGAGCTTTTGATATTATATCCTGCTGCTGCTGTCATAATGATTTATCCTCTACCAAAAATTTAAATGCCCCCTTTCGGGGGCGAATCATTAACCGTAAAGAACGCCGCTGAATGCGGGTCCGTTACAGGTGAATTGTCCGATTGAACAAATGAGGGCCACATCAACCAACTGATTGATCGAATGTCGCTCCTCAAGCGGTTGCATGTTGTATCCCTTGTACATTCGAAGCTTGAAATACTTAGTATTCAGCATGTAACTATCGGTCGCGGTAATGCGAGTACCACCGGAGAAATTCAAACCGCTCGCTTGAACAGTCGTCATTCCTTCTACGATGATGTTATCGAATCCAGCCTTGGCGAACTTCTCATCTCGCACGTAACGCTGCTTGGCTGACATTGCATCACCAATAGCGTTAAAGTGAGTAGAGCCAGCCAAAACTAGGTTTGGCATATCGGTGTTACGGTTCAAACGATTCTTAACGTTGCGGTAACGGCTTTCGACGTTTCCAGCATTCGTTGCGCCACCACCGTTAAGGGTAGTCGCATCAACTGCTACGTTCTGAATCGAGGTAACTACGGCGCGATCAACGCCTCCGATAACTCCAGAGCTTGGGGTCTTAGAAATGTAAAGCTGAACGCCTGCGAAAGCCTTACCACCACGGCCCGTTCCGTCACCTTGAAAGTCAGTCTCAAGGTTGTTCATCATGGTTGAATCGCCAACTTGGAGACGAGTCTTCAAGAGGTCTTTAAACCGTGCTGAGCCTTGGTTTTGGGCACGCTCAAGATTAGTGATCGTTACTGGAACAACCGCAATCTTTGGGGTGTAAACAAACCCGGTAATGGTTTGGTTCGTACCGATAGCGATTTCCTCGCTTGCATCAATCGCCTGGTAGTAACCATTTTGGTATCCTAGGAAATCTTCCCAGAACTCGCGGCCTCCATCGGCCTCTTCTCGCATGTTTCCCTCTTCTCTAATGTGATAGATAAGGGGGTCGTTATCGGCCACCATGTCAGGGAGTTGTTTTTCCCGTAGTTCATGGGTTGTTGCCGCAATTTCAGATAATCCTGCCATAAAATGTTTTCATCCTTGTTCGTCGGCTATCTCAAGCGCCCGCTCTACTGCTCCATCTAGGTCTTTGTATTTCTTTTCAGAAACCATCGACCTTAGTGTTCCAGGTGCTCTACCTGGGCTGGAAACGCGCGCACGTTTAGCCTGCGTAATATGTTTTTGTGTCGATTCTTGGGACCTTGGGGATGAATTGGAAGATTCTAAAACCCGACCGCCTAGGAGTTTGTAAGCTTCGCGTGCGAAGTCTACCAATCCAGCGCCGGGGTTTTTGAACCTTACAGCCGCCTGCAATTGTGGCGACACAGCAAGGGACCCGATTGCTTTGGCAAGCCTATATCCTTCTTCCGTCTCGGTTAGATCGGGGAGAAGTGGCTCACCAGCGGCATTTTTTTCTGCCGTGAGAGTTTGAAAAGTTTGATTAAATTGGTTTCCCAATCGCTCAAGCTCTTGCTGCTCTCGCCAGGATTTTAATTCTGCAAGCTCACTTTGTACAGTACCCAACGTGTCATCGCGCTGAACGGTCTGTTGAACATTGTCGTTGAATACATCTTCCGGCTTTAAACCACGTACTTTTAGGATTTGATGAATCGCGGCCACTGGGTTTGCTTTGATTGCAGCAACAACTTTGGCATTTGGATCATCATCGCGTGATGTCGGGGGCGCTTCTTTGTATCGCCGATTCTCCGTTTCAAGGCTGTTAATATGGCTTAATCGGCTTGAGTTGATTCGCTGCCAGGCTTGGGCAATTCCTTTTCTGTCGCCTCGGTTCCAAGCTTCTTGCTCCGCTTTATTGAACTCCGCAGGCGCTTTAATCTCCTCTTCAGGTGTTTCAGCGACGGGCTCTGCCACGGCTTTATCAGGAACGTCGATTTTCTCAGCGGTTTTTGCGGTGTTTGTTTCATGCTGCTCTATTGCAATTTCGAGTGCTTCATCAAGAGTAAGATTACCTTCTTTCTGTGGTTCCGTAGCTTCTGTTTCTGCCTGAATCTCCGTTTCATTATCTGCGGTACTTTCTTGTTCTTCCATTTTTTTTCCTTCCTAAAACATTCCCGGCATCAAAGCCGAGGGTGGATGATAAAATCTCATCAGTTTGCCTAGCCTGCTCCCGTGTCTTTTCGGATAAGGGGGCCGTGCCGTCATCGATCATGGTGACAGCCCGATCAATTCTGTCTAAGTACGATTGATGATCGTTTAGCGGGTCATAACGCTTTTTGGTAACGCCCGTATCTTCAAAGCTTCCCGTGGTCACCCATCCGTTAGCCTTATCAATTCTGTTCCAGCGAGATCTAGAATCCACAACCTCGCCGCTCCCAGGGTGCCTAGTTTCGGGCATTACGTCCGAGATATACATCGGCGCTTCGCCGTACTTCTTGGTCTTTCGTGGTGGTCTGCCTTCAACGAATTTGCCTAGGTCAGAATCCCAATAACCCGAAAATCCCCTACCTTCAGGCATCTCGGGTGGCCAATCACTTTCCTTTTCATTGCCGTACTGAAAGGGCCTCGTTTGGATCTTATTTGTCATCTTCAAGCAATAGCCTCAATAAAAGTTCCTCCTCTCGCTTGCGCCGTTTCTTTTTCTGGGCCTTCTTCTTACGCCTGATCGCGTCGTATTCGTCCCGTGAGTCATAAGCACCCATCACCAG